CGCCTTGTGGCTCAAGGAGCCGCTCAACTGCTCCAGAAGAACACGGCTCAAGCCCAACAGCAAGCCGCCCAGCAACAAGCCCAAGACCCGTTGGTTCAGATGCAACAACAAGAACTGCAAATCAAGGCAATGGAAGCGCAAGCCAAAGCCCAGAAGATTCAGTCTGACATTGCTCTGGCACAACAAAAAATCCAACTGGAGGCACAGCGGATTGCCACCCAGAAGGAAACCGACATGGCGCGTATCCAGTCGAGCGAAAAACAAGCCAACCAAAAAGTGCAGGTTGACCTGTTTAAACGGAGTAAATAATGGCGAACACAGTCCTTGGTGTTCTTGTCGAAAAATTAAAAGAGCGGGAGCGAGACCTGCTCGAAAGTCTTGGTGACGGCAGTGCGAAAGACTATGCCAGTTACCGGGAGTTGTGCGGCCACATTCGAGGTCTTGCGGAAGCGCAACTTTTAATCTCCGACCTTGCGAAAAAACTGGAGAAAGAGGAAGATGAGTGAAATTCTCATAAGCCAAGACGGCGAGTCAGCGACGACTTTGCCGCAATCACCCGAGGAGAAGGCAAAACAAGTGCCTGATCCAGCCTCCTACTACCTTCTTTGCGTCTTGCCTGAGATCGATGAAGAGTATGGAGACAGCGGGTTGATCAAAGCAGGGCAGACCATGCATTACGAAGAGATACTGTCGCCGGTTCTCTTTGTCGTGAAGATGGGGCCTGATGCTTACAAAGACCCCAAACGATTCCCATCTGGGCCTTCGTGCAAAGTGGGGGATTTCGTGCTTGTCCGTCCCAACTCGGGAACTCGGATCAAGATTCATGGAAAAGAATTCCGCCTGATCAACGATGACAGCGTCGAAGCCGTCGTCCAAGACCCTCGCGGAATCACTCGGGCGTAAAGAGGTGAATCATGGCTGAAAAAGTCGAATTTGAGTTTCCCGACGAAATTGAAGAAAAGCAGTCTCGTCTAGGCTCCAAGGTTGTAGAACCTGAGCCGCAGGAGGATAGGGCAGAGGACGAAATCCAGATTGAGGATGACGTGCCTGAGGAGGATCGTGGGCGCAAGCCTATGGCAACCCCTCCGGAAGACCCAACCGATGAAGAACTAAACGCAGTTTCTCAGAAAGTTCGGGATCGTACACGTGAATTCCATCGTGCCTACCATGACGAACGCCGTGCCAAAGAAGCCGCTCTGCGCGAAAGAGAGAAGGCCATCGAACTGGCAAAGGTCGTCTACGAAGAAAACCAGCGTTTAAAAGGTACTGTAAATCAGAACCAAAACGTGATGCTTGAGAACGCCAAGGCGCAATTGGCCGCTCAAGTGGAAGAGGCAAAACGAAAGTACAAAGATGCGTATGAGACCGGGGATGCGGATGGTCTGGTCACAGCGCAGGAAGAACTTACCTCAGCAAAGGTCAAATTGGAGCGTTTGGCAACAATTAGACCAAAGCCTTTACAAGAGGAAAAAAATGAGGTAAAAATCGATCCAACAGTTGATTCTGTTCCTGAACCGGATCGAAAAGCGGTGTCGTGGGCGAAAGCGAACCCGTGGTTTGGACCGGACAAGGAAATGACAGGTTTTGCTCTGGCGGTACATGACAAACTTGTCAATGATGAGGGTCTCGACCCACAAAGTGACGAATACTACCAGCGTTTGAACGGTAGGTTGCGCCAAGTGTTCCCGGACAAGTTCGAGTCCGACGAACAGGCCGAAGCGAGCGGCTCCCGAAAAAAATCGAATGTAGTTGCCTCCGCGACCCGGAGTACGGCTCCTCGGAAGATCGTGCTTCAACAGTCAGAAGTCAACATCGCCAAGCGGTTGGGTATTCCTCTTGAGGTATACGCCCGTGAGGTTGCGAAATTGAGAAGGGGTAATTGAGATGGAAGATCAAGTGGAAACAGTTCGTACCAAGCGCGGCACTGAAAGCCGTGAATCGGAAATGCGGCCCAAGCGTTGGATGCCGCCAACACTTTTGCCTGATGCTGAACCGCAGGATGGCTGGGTGTTCCGTTGGGTTCGATTAAGCACCCTTGGCTCTGCCGATCCTCAAAATATCTCTTTGAAGTTGCGCGAGGGTTGGGAACCTGTAAAGGCCGCAGAACAGCCCAAACTCAAATATCTGTCCAACCCGAGTTCTCGGTTCCCGGACGGTATTGAGATTGGCGGTTTGCTCCTTTGCAAAGCCCCGGCTGAGTTCATGGGACAGCGTGATGAACACTACCAAAAGGTGGCAGACTCACAAATGTCGTCTGTGGACAACAGTTTCATGCGTCAAAGTGACGCACGGATGCCGCTCTACAACGAGCGAAAATCCAGCGTTACCTTTGGTAAAGGTATCTAACTTTTTGGAGTCTTAAATGGCATATCCTTCCGTCTCGGGGCCTTACGGCTTCCGTCCGATCAATCTGATCGGAGCGCAGGTATTTGCCGGGGGAACCCGTCAACTACCCATTCAGTACGGTTACGCCACGAGCATCTTCTATGGTGATCTGGTTAACCTGACCCGTGGCACAATCACGAAAAACACCGACACCACCGATTCCACCGGAACCGGTCTGGTTGGCGTGTTCTTGGGTTGTTCCTACACTGACCCCAGCACCAAGCAAAAACTGTTCACCCAGTACTGGCCTTCTGGCACAGCCGCTGGTGACGCTGTTGCTTACGTGTGTGATGACCCTGACACCGTGTTCAAGGTTGTGATGTGTTCTGCGACCACCGTTGTGGCTTCTGGTGCTATTCCCAGCATCGGCCAAAACTACGGCCTGATCCAGAACGCTGGCAACGCCAACACCGGTGACTCGGCTGTTGCTCTGTTGTGGTCGGCTACCACCACCACCATTGACCTCGCCGCTCGCGTTGTTGGCCTCGTTCCTGAGACCGCCATCGTGACCAGCGCCACTGGTTCTTCGTCAAGCACCACCATCACCCTGACTGGTTCTGGCCTGCCCAGCGCCATCCCCGTGGGTACTGATGTGGCTTACGTCGCTTCCAACGGTCAGTTGATCGAAACCGGTTCGTATGTGTCTGTGGCCGCCGCCGCAGGTGCTACCTCGGTGACCATCAACAGCGCCATTGCCGTCCCGGGTGGTGTTACCGCCATTCCGAGTTCCTCAACCATCGTGTTTACGCAGTATCCCGAAGTTCTGGTCAAACTGAACTTTGGTACCCACTCGTACTACACCGGTACCGCCGTTTAAGGAGTAATCGAAAATGGCTATTTCCCGCGCACAACTCCTTAAAGAACTGCTTCCCGGCCTGAACGCTCTGTTCGGTCTGGAGTACAAGCGTTACGGCGAGGAACACAAGGAAATCTACGAAACCGAGACCTCGGAGCGTAGTTTTGAAGAGGAAACCAAGTTGTCTGGCTTCTCAGCCGCCCCCGTCAAGCCGGAAGGCTCTGCGCTGGCGTATGACAATGCCCAAGAGGCTTGGACTGCTCGATACAACCATGAGACCATCGCTATGGGCTTCTCAATCACCGAAGAGGCGGTTGAGGATAACCTGTACGACTCTCTGTCGAGCCGTTACACCAAGGCACTGGCCCGTGCTATGGCTTACACCAAACAGGTGAAAGCCGCCTCCGTTCTGAACAACGGGTTCAACCCCGCTGTGACCTACGGTGATGGTCAGGCCCTCTTCAGCACTGCTCACCCGCTGATCTCTGGTGGCACCAACAGCAACCGTCCTTCGACCGCCGCTGACCTGAACGAGACTTCGTTGGAAAACGCAGTCATTCAGATCGCTGGTTGGACCGATGAACGTGGTCTGTTGATCGCCGCCAAGCCCCGGAAACTGATTGTTCCCCCGGCTCTGATGTTCACGGCAACCCGCCTGCTCGAAACCGAGTTGCGTGTGGCTACCGCCGACAACGACATCAACGCCATCAAGAACAACGGTTCGATCCCCGAGGGTTACGCAGTGAACCACTTCTTGACCGACACGAACGCTTGGTTCCTGACCACTGACGTTCCCAACGGTCTGAAGCACTTCGTTCGCACCCCCATGTCTACCGGCATGGACGGTGACTTCGACACCGGAAACGTCCGCTACAAGGCACGTGAGCGTTATTCGTTCGGCGTGTCTGATCCGCTGGGCATTTACGGCTCTCCCGGTTCGTCTTGATCTGGGTAAAAAAAGGGGGACTTCGGTCCCCTTTTTTTCTTGCCATCGTTTAAACCGCATGGTATAAATGAGGCATTCCGGGGTCCCCGGTGTATCTGACTAGTCCCGGCTAGACGACATGCAGACAGATGCACCAGTAATCGCATGTGAGGATAATCATGGCAAATAC